TCTTTGCCAACGAGAAAAAATTCAGCATTCGCAAGAAGCTGGACGACGTGATTCAAAGCTACGGGCCGCATGAGCTGATTGCTCTTTGTTATGACAAACACGCCTATCGGCTCGTCACGACATACGCCGAGGACTGGTTCACGATTTACCGCGAATGGGAAGCCGGAATGGATTTGAAAAGGAGACAGGAATCATGAGCATCAACATTTGTGCCGTCAGCGGACGGCTGACGAAAGACGTGGAATCCCGCACGACGCAGAGCGGCAAGAGCGTGGCGTCGTTCACGCTCGCCAACGAGGGACAGGTCTCTTGCAGGCTGGGCTACGACATGGACGGCGATGTAGTGCCGCCGATGGATTGGGAAGTGTGAATTATGGCGAAGATTGAACTCACTCGACAAAAGAAAAAGAAACTCGCACGGAAGTTCAAAGAGCTAGGCAAAAGAGAAAAGCGACAAGCAAATATTGCGTGCCGTATGGGCATTTTCCCGATGGACTTCTTCCGCCACAACAACCGCCTGCGTCTTGTGCTCAAGATGAGGAAAATGCTGCGTGACGCGCCAAAGCATTTGAAAAGCAGAAACGAGAGATGGCTCAAGGAAAATGCAAAGGACATCCACCGTGGAATGATGTCAGCCGCAAGAGAGTTCCAAGAGCGGGAAGATAAGTATGGTGATCGCGTATGGGGAATTTGACGCTCGGCAGCCTGTTCGACGGAATCGGCGGCTGGCAGCTCGCGGCCGTCCATGCGGGCATCAAGCCCGTGTGGAGCGCGGAGATCGAGGCGTTTCCGTGCGATGTGACGCGGCGGCATTTCCCCGACACTTTGCAGCTTGGCGACGTGACGAAGATCGACGGCGCGGAGATTCCGCCCGTGGACATCATCTGTGCGGGTAGCCCGTGCCAAGATTTGTCGGTCGCGGGCAAGCGGGCGGGACTCGCGGGAGAAAGGAGCGGTTTGTTTGTACGAGCAGTTGACATTGTTCGACAGATGCGGAGAGCCACAGGAGGAAAGCAGCCAAGGTTCTTCGTCTGGGAGAACGTCCCAGGAGCGTTTAGCAGCAATCATCGGCGCGACTTTCAAGCCGTGCTCGAAACGATCGGAGAAGCCGAGATTCCAATGCCTCCGAGCGGACGATGGGCAGACGCAGGGCTGGTCAGAACTGACGCAGCGGACATCGCCTGGCGCGTCTTGGACGCTCAATATTGGGGAGTCCCCCAGAGACGCAAGCGCATCTTCCTTGTCGCAGATTTTGCAAAAGAGGGAAGACGTGCCGGAGAAATACTTTTTGAGCCCGAGGGCGTGCAAGGGGATACTCCGCAGGGCGAAGGAACGCGGAAAGGAATTGCCGCCGGAACTGAAAGCGGCGCTCACGCATCAAGCCTCAATCCGTGGGATGTTGAAAACAGACGCATCAAACCAGCAGACGGAATTGCCGCAACCCTCACAGGACGCACAAGAGGTGGACAGAATGCCGAGCACGTCTATGAGTGTGACGGCGGTCGCTGAAAATTCGCGCGGCGAGCTGCGGACGACGGGTGACGTACATCCGTGCCTCGCGACTGGCGGCGGCAAGCCGGGCGAAGGGTATCCGTGCATCATGAACAAAGTCTACGTCAGCGGCGGCTATGCCGCGTTCGATGAAAAATCGGTCGCTGGTTCCGTCCGTGCCGGCGGCGGCGACCGAGGGGGAGGGAGCGAGAACCTTGCCATCACGAAGGATTGACCTTTACGACATGACGCATGCGGCGGAGGTCGTGCGCAGGGTGGAGGGCGGCCGGGCGAACACGCTGCAGAGCCGCATGGGGACGGGGGGGAACCAAGTGCAGTTGGTGCATGAATACGCGATCGCTGGAAACATCATCGACCGCAAGCCTGGTAACGGCGGAAACGGCAATGGTTTTCAGGAAGGAGTGAGCTACACGTTGAACACGATTGATCGGCACGCCGTCTGCATCGGCAACGGGCAGGCGAACCAGAAGACGGGGGAAGTCACGGGAGCGCTCAACTGTATGCACGACCAGCAGGCTGCGTTTGACTGCGGCACGGTGCGCCGCCTGACGCCACTCGAATGCGAGAGATTGCAGGGGCTGCCCGATGGATGGACGGAGGGCGGCAGCGACACGGCGCGGTACAAGGCGATCGGCAACGGCATGGCGCAGCCGTGCGCGGACTACGTGCTAAAGAGGATTGCAGAGGTGACAGGGGAATGAAGGGGAAGCACAATTTCTACAACAAGCATATCTATGCTGCGTATCGCGGGGACGATTACGTCATGGAAGGGACGCTGGAGGAACTGTGCAAGGCGCTCGGCCGCACGCGGAGGAATCTGATGTGGTATCTCGCGCCGTCCAGCAAGCGGCGGCAGGAAGGGCAGCGGCAGACGAAACGGCGGCTGACGCTTGTTTTGGTGGAGGAATGACATGGGATTCTTGAAGAAGCTGAAGAAGCGCGGCGACCGTGCCACACGGCTCGCGAAGGCGAAGGACGCAAAGCGCGAACGGCGGGCCGTGCGGGAGAAGGTGCTGACCGCGAAGCATCGGGAGAACGAGATCAATGCTGTGGAGAAGGGCGCGTGGAAGGATATGCAAGTCGTCCTTTACACGGCACTCCACGAGCAGAACGGATTCGGCGGCAAGCGCCTCTCGACGCTGTTCGCCTGGGTGCAGAACCTCGCCGAGTGCGTCCGCGACGATTACGTGACGGAAGAAGGGCTGCTCACGCAGCTCATGGTGGAGACGCGCTACGGCATCGAAGTCACGCCATTCGACCCGACGGACGACCGCAACATCAAGCGCCGTGCCATTGACCGTATCGTGCTCTACTTCCTCTGGATACTGCATGATAAGTTCGGCTTTGGCAAACAGCGGCTCAAGGCGCTGCACAAAGCTTGTGCCGCCATCGGGCGCGACCTCCAGGAAGGAAAGCGGACGATCAATGGCATGATCAAGCGCCTGCAAGGCATCAAGGGATTCTGGCTGGAAGCGAGGGACTAGAAATGGCATTCGAAAAAACCTGCAAAATCTGCGGCAAACCTTTCACCAGCGAACGGCGCGGGCAGCTCTACTGCGACGAATGCAAGCGCCTCGGCCGGCATCCGCCGAAGAAATGCCGCATTTGCGGCCGGCCGTTCATCCCCGTAGACAAGAGCAAGCAGCACGGCGCGGTCACGACCTGCTGCGACGATTGCGCGGCGCGGCTCGCGGCAGGGGAAAAGGCAAGGGACATCCGGCGCGACACGGTTTACCGCCGCATCGACACGATGCAGAAAGCCGCAAGGGCGGCCGGCGTCAGCTACGGCGTGTGGAGCGCCATGTGCCGCATGAAGTTATACGCACGTTGAAAAAAGGAGTACACCATGAACAAAGTCATTCTCACCGGCCGTCTCACGAAAGACCCGCAGATGCGGAGCACGCAATCGGGCATCGCCGTCACGACGTTCACCCTCGCCGTCGATCGCAAGTATGCGAAGAAAGACGACGGCAAGCCGACGGCCGACTTCATCCCCATCGTCACGTGGCGAAAGCTCGCCGAAATCTGCGCGAAGAACCTCGCGAAAGGCCGCCTCGTCGGCGTGTACGGCATGATGCAGGTGCGCACGTACGAGCAGAATGGAGAGAAGCGCTACATCACGGAAGTCGTCGCCGACGAAGTGGAGTTCTTGAGCCCGAAGGAAAAGCAGGGCGGGAACAACGCACCGTATGACGCGCCGGAGATCCCGGACGAAGAAGTACCTTTTTGATCAACCAAAACGTTTCATGCACAGCGGGGAGGAGTCCCCGTTTTCCGCATGGAAGGAAGGCAGTAGAAACATTTGGACGGAGGAAACGAAATGAAAGTCAAAGACGCATTCAAACTGTTGCACACCATGGACGGAACGCCGGACATGAGCATGAAAGAGGCGGCAAAGAAACTGCGGACAGCCTCGAAAGAACTCCTGCATATTGCAAAGCTGTACGAGCACGGCGTAAGCACGCGGGACGACATCGTGCTCGACCAGCTGGACGATGCCGCCATGTGCATCATCACGATTCTTTCTTATTATCGCGACATCGACAGCTACAACGAGGACGAAGATGACGACTGCGACGATTGCGGCTATGGCGTGGACTGCGACGACCCAGAATGCGACGGCTGCGAATACGACCATGACTGCGATTCTTGCCCGTATGATGATGATGCCACCTGGGTGCCGACGGAGAAAGGCCGCAAGATCATCGAGGCCATGAAGAGGGAAAAAGGATTCGAGCCGGAGCCCATGAAGGAAACGAGCGTGGGCGTGACGCCGATTCCATGCATGAAGAATATGCCGCAGACGACGGTCAAGGACTGGTTCGCGAAAGCCGACGAAGAGCTCAACGAATGGAAAGAGGCCGTGCTCGGCTGTGTCCGGCTGGATGACGACATCAGCTACATCAACAATCACACGTACGCGAAAGCGCGCATCGCGGAAGAAGCGGCAGACGTCGCGACCGTCCTCGCGTCGGCGAACGAGCGCGGCGGCATCGACGCCGACCTGCGCAACAAGATGCAGCAGAAAGTCAACGACCACAACAAGGAACGGGGGCGTTGGTGATGAAGGCGAAGGAGAAAGGGCGGTGATGCCGATGGAGCGTGAATACAACGACTACCTCCAACTCACGCGAAAATACCTGCGCAACTACAGCATCTACACGGAAGCCGTCGAGAACCTGACGCGTCGCTTGCGGGACATCGAGGTGGAGCTCGGCACCGTCTCCATCACCTCGCCCGCGCTCGACGGCGGCAATGGCGGAAAAGGCGAGCTCACGCCCGTGGAAAGGGAGGCAGACCGCAGAATCGAGCGGCGCGACCAGTACGACGAACTTTTCCATGAGCGCACGAAACTGCGGCGGCAGATTCAGAAAATCAAGGGAGCATTGGATGTCTTGCCGGAAGAAGAACAAGACGCGTTGCGGCTCTTTTACTTCGAGAACAAGAACCACGAAGTGATCTCGCGCCAGCTGCATTGGAGTATCCGCACGTGCCAGCGCCGCGTGAACGACGCCGTGCGCAAAGTCGCGCGCATCATCTTCGGCGAAGAAGCGATGCAGCCCGTCGCGTTTGTGAGGTGAGGGATATGCGCAACAGCGAACACTACCCCGACCCGACGGCCGGACGCGCCGCACACCACATCGAGCGCGATGAATATCGCAACACACTCGGCCGCATGAAACGAGCGCTCAAGAAAGCGCGGCAGATTTTCAAGGAACACGGCTTCGACGTGTGGCAGCCGATCGTTCTCAAGGACATCGTGACGGGCCGCATTTTCGACGGGAAGAAATAAGTTGGCGGTTTTTTGGCGACTTTTTGAGAAGCGAATGTGCTATGATGATAGCGTCAATGAAAAATGACCTCCTATAGAAACCGCGGAAGCCCTTGCTGAAACAGGCAGGGGCTTTTGCGTGGGAGGAAAGAAAGTGAGGTGGCATTGTGGCACGGCTACAAAACATCCGTCAAGAGGCATTCTGCCAAGCGTACAGCAAGAGCGGCAATGCCACGGAAGCGTACAAGAACGCCGGTTACAAGACCAAGAGCGATAACACATCAGCTGCGGGTGCATCCCAGTTATTAAGAAATCCAAAGGTGATTGCACGATTGAAAGAGCTCGGAGAAAAGAACGAGCACAAGGCCATTGCCGACGCGCAAGAGCAGCAGGAATTCTTCGCGGCCGTCCTGCGCGGCGAGATCGCGGAGTGCAACGGCAAGCCCGCGTCGCTGAACGTCCGGCTGAAAGCGGCGGAGCTCCTCGGCAAAATGCAGGGCTGCTACATCAATCACGTCGAGACGAACGTCAGCGTGCAGCCCGTCGTCATCCGCGATGACATGGAGGGCGGCGAATGAAGGAAAAGGTTCTTTCCGTGCGCGAAGTCGTGGGCGACGGTTATGCGGACTTCTGGAATAGCAAGAAGCGCTACGTCGTCTGCAAAGGCTCGCGTGCGTCGAAGAAATCCACGACGGCTGCGCTCAAGATCATCGTACGCATGATGCAGTACCCGCTCGCGAATACGCTCGTCGTGCGAAAGACCGGCGCGAGTCTGAAAGACAGCTGCTTTGCGCAGCTTCGCTGGGCGATTGAACGGCTCGGCGTGTCCGCTTGGTGGCAGGCGCGTGTCTCGCCGCTGGAGCTCGAATATACGCCGACGGGGCAGCGCATCTTGTTCCGTGGACTGGACGACCCGATCAAGGTCACGTCCATCACGGTCAAACACGGCATCCTCTGCTGGGGCTGGCTCGAAGAAGCGTACGAGGTGGACGAAGATTCGTTCAACCGCGTGGACGAGTCTCTGCGCGGCAAGCTCCCAGACGGCTACTACATCCAATGGCTCATCACGTTCAACCCGTGGAGTTCGGCATCGTGGCTGAAAGCGCGGTTCTTTGATGCGCCGCACGGCAACGTGCTCGCCATGACGACGACGTACACGTGCAACGAATGGCTGTCGGATACCGATAAAGAGATGTTCGACGACATGAAGCGCACCGACCCCGAGCGTTACAAAGTTGCGGGCTGCGGCGAATGGGGCATCGAGGCCGGGCAATTCTTCAAAGAGTGGCGCGAATCGAAGCACGTCGTTGAGCCTTTCACGATTCCCGACGGCTGGATGCGCTTCCGCAGTATGGACTGGGGCAGCGCGAGGCCGTATGCTTGTCTGTGGTGGGCGGTCGATTACGACGGGAATCTCTATTGCTACCGCGAGCTTTACGGATGGGGCGGAAAGCCGAACATCGGCACGGGCGAGACGGCGAAGGACGTGGGCGAGCGCATCGCAATGCTCGAAAAGAAAAAGGAACACGTCGATTACGGCGTGCTTGATAGCGCGTGCTGGGCGAAGACCGGCGTGACGGGGCCGACGATTGCGGAGGAGCTCAACAACGAGCTCTACGCGCACGACCTCGTGACGTTCGGCAAGTGCTCGAAAGGCCGCGTCGAAGGGGCGAACGCATTGAAGCAGCGCCTCATCGGGAACAAGCAGAAGGACGGCACGCACAAGCCCGCGATTTACTTCTTCAACAACTGCATCCACAGCATCCGCACGCTCCCCATGCTCGCGCACGACCAGAGGAATCCAGAGACGTACGACACGGACGGAGAAGATCATGCGGTGGATGCGATTGTGTATGCGTGCCTCTCGCGGCCATGGGCTCCGACATTGCCGGAGAAGCCGAAGCCGCGTGACAAATACCCGCACGAGGAAAAGCCCAGCGCATGGGTATCTTAAGGAGGTGAGACGATGACAGACAATGATTTGCAGAGCAAAGACGACGAGATTGATTCGAGGCAGGGCATTGGCAAGTTCCGCCATTGGTTCAGGGAAGCCGTGGACAAGGCCGACATCTGGCGGCAGGAGGCCGAGCAGGACTATGATTTCGTCGCGGGCAAGCAATGGACGGACGATGACAAGCGGGCGCTCGAAGACAGCGGGCGGCCGGCCATCACGATCAACCGCATCAAGCCGCTCATCAACGTCCTCTCCGGCTATCAGCGTTTGAACCGCTACGACATCGACTTCCTGCCGCGTACGTCGGACGACATCGACATCTGCGCGATTCGCAGGGGCATCACGAAATACGTGCTCGATCGCTGCGACTACGACAGCGAGGAATCGCAGGCATTCGAAGACGCAGCCATCGGCGGCCTCGGCTGGCTGGAGGCAGGCTATGAGTTTAATGAGGAGCGCACAGACGGCGAGGCATTCGTCCGGCGCCAAGACCCGTTCGGCATCTACGTTGACCCAGAATCGCACAAGACGGATTTTTCCGACGCAAAGTATATCTGCCGTGCGAAATGGGTAGACAAAGACGAGCTCGAAGCCGTCTATCCGGAGCACAAGGACGCGATCGAGGCGCAGTACGAGGTCTACGATACCGCCGAGAAGACGAGCGGCAAGAAGACGGACGACCCGCTTTGGTACAAGCGCGACCTCCAGAAAGTGCGACTTGTCAAATTTTGATACGCGAAAGCAGGAATTACGGCATCCGCCTCGAATCTTAAAAAATATGGACAAAGAAATAAATTTCGAACGGAGGAATCGTGATGGGATGGCTCGATAAAATTCTATGCTCCCCAGCATATGCTGCTGTGTATCGTGACCCAGACGATTGGCCGAGAGACGAAAGCGGTGGGGGCTCTTGGTGGTTTAGCATTGATGATATTGCCATCCTCTTGTTTTTTGCGTTGTCCATTCAGATTTTGTATTTCTTGTTCACACGTCCGTTGCAAAAAGCGGAAGATACATCTGCGCTTTGGGCAGTCGTGATAACAATAGCGCTCATTGTGATTTTACCGCATGACGTTCGTGTGACGGTAGGATGGGTAGAACTTGCAATCATAATCGTATGCAAGAGTCCGTGGGTGTCAAACTTTGCCAAACGTGCGGCGGACGAAGAATATCGAAAGATTCCAGTAGTGGTTGAGCATGGCGGAAGAAGTTATTTCAAGGACGATGACAACTATCCGATATGGGATTGTGGAAGTGGCTGTATTTCTGTGGCGATTCGAGATTCCGTAAAGTTTGTTCGTGAAACAGATCATTTTAAAGAATTTACATTCGTGGATGTCCCTGTGTACCATGCAAACGCAGACAGCAAGCTGGACATGGGGCGCAAGCGAACCATTACCGTTTCTTTTTACAAGGATGAGAAACGATTTCATGTGGATAGTCCTGTGAGCTTTTCGGTAACTTCGCCCGCATCGATTCGCGTGCTTACGGAATTTTACTACATTGCATGAATCAGGGAGGGATTGGCTGTGTTTTGCAGAAAATGTGGAGCGCAATTGAGGGATGATGATGCGTTTTGCAGCAAGTGCGGCGCGAAGGTGCTTCGTGATGTGTCGCCCGATTCTGAACAGGAGGAGACAGCAGAGGCAACGGGCGAGACGGAACAACGAGTGACGAAATCCGAAACGGTGAACGTGATGCCGAGCGAGGAAGACAAGTCACAAGTGCGCTATGGATTTGGGAAGAGTGTACTGCGTTTCGTCATCTGCATGGTGGCGCTTGCCGTCTGCGATACTGTTATTTACGCAATGTTCCCGAGCGATGTTTCGGTCACGGAATTTATCGCGAGTCCGCACGGCTTGACGCGAATGATGGGGCAAGGGTTCGGATCGGCGCTTGTGGCCATTGTATTCATCTTGCCGCTTCTTTACGGCTTGCGCAAGGTCGGCTATGCCCGGCGGACGTATTCCATGGAAGTGTTCTTTGCATTGAGCCTTGTTTCCTCGGTCTTCGGCAGCAGTTTGCGCACTGTATGGCCGCCTGTACTCATCCTTGCGCTTGTCAGCGGGATTGCACTGCAGGTCGGTGGACGTTGGAAAGCCGCGCATAAAAAAGACTAAAAATGGAGGTCGGCATTATGGGAATCTTTTCGTTCTTGCAGAATTTGTTCGGAGGCGGGTCGAGCAAAGTCGATGTAGACGTGGAACGGGCGTTCATGAAGATCGACAGGCTTCTTAACGATGAAGCTGCACAGAATAATACGTACATCTATTTGCCGGATGAAGTAAGGGAAAACTTTTTTTCACTTTTGCATAAGGGCGAAACGCCTGATGAAGTCCCAGGTGCATCTGGAGCGTTTGGCAGAGCGTATACAAATCCAATTCCTGTCAATGGGGTTCTTGGCGAACTAAACTATCTGAATTTGCTGCGCATTGCTGGAACAAATGAGAAAGTGTATTTCCACAGAATTTGCAGCCTGCAAAACCGGATTGACGTTTTCGAGCTTGTGAATCAAAGTGGCACGTTCTATGATGCACTCTATTTCGATATGTACTATATGGGAAAATCCATGAAAGTACCAGCGGGCTATGCATTTGCTGAGACGGTGATGGAAGTACGAGGTATCACGCAAACGGCTGCGAATTTTCCAGCGGACTTGTATCAAGAAATCGAACAAGAAGCAAGACTGCGTTACGGCTTGCCGATTGCTGACAAAGATGCAATGAGGATTGATGTGGGGCGTGCACAGGCAATAATTCCAGAGGAACGGAAGAAGTTCTTTGCGCGGTTGACAGACCATTGGAATCCGAGAGAAAAACTGAATATCAATATGTCACGGAATCTTTTCCAGAAATGATTTAGGAGCTGATGTGAGGATGGAAATTCACGATGGAACATGGTAAAATAAGCATAGAACTGGACGAGCTCACGCCGTGCTTGCGCCGCCTCTCCGACGGCGCGGTCGTCGATACGAAATCGTACCGATTGAAGAAGCTCCCGCAAGGCGTGGATTTTTCCGAATGGGAGTTTGACTGGCCGGGGCTTTTCGATGGCGGGTACGAGATTTATTCCATCAAAGCGGAGGGCGATCCGCGCATCCAAGGACTGATCGCCTTGAAAGACCAGCCGGATGGCTTGTCGATGTTCGTGCAGGATGTCGAGTCCGCGCCGTGGAACAGCAAGCACAACCCGAAGTACGCGAAGAAAGAGTATGCAGGCGTCGGCGCACATCTCTTTGCGCTCGCGTGTCTGCTGAGTGTGAAGAAGGGATATGGCGGCTACGTCTCCATGGTCGCCAAGACGAATCTTGTCCAGTACTATCAAGAGAAGCTGGGCGCGAAGCAGATCGGCCGCAGCTCCACGATGATCATTGACGAAGTTTCTGCGAGAAAGTTGCTGGTGATGTATTATGGTAACCATTAAACCCGAAAACCTCCAGACGCTCGAAGACCTCTTGGATGTTCCCATCGAAGCGCCGAAAGACGCGAAGCATTACCGCATCCGCGCCGCGCTCGCGTATTGCAAGGAACGCGGGATTTCCATCGAGGACATTTCGGACGAGGAATTGAAGCAGTTCGAGTGCGTCCCCGTCTGACACAGACAATCTCATAGGAAGGACATTGCCTTTCGGCGGTGTCCTTTTTTCGTGTACGCAAAAGCGCTGCAGCAGGCATCGAAGCCTTGCACAATTCAAATTTTCTTGAAACATATACATTTTCCTAGTAAAATAGAAGAAACGCGAAAGGAGGTGCTGCCGCATGACGAAAGAAGACCGCGAAGAGATGCTGGAGGACATCCAGCGGTTCTGCCTCATGGACGACACGTTTTTCCACACGTGCCTGAAGGACAGCCCGTCCGGCATGGAGTGGATCTTGCGCGTCATCTTGGACGACCCGGAGCTCGTCGTCCTCGAGATGCATACGCAGGAGGACGTGCCGAACGTTTACGGGCGCGAGGTCGTCTTTGATGTCTTCGTGCGCGATGCGAAGGGCAAGGAATACGACGTCGAAGTCCAGCGGGACAATGCGGGCGCCGATCCGCGCCGCGCGCGTGCCAACGCGAGCCTCATGGACACGATGAACATCGAGAAGGGCAAAAAGTGGAAAGACATCCCGCCCGCCATCGTCATCTTCATCACGGAGCACGATCCGCTCAAAGGCGGCAAGCCCATCTATCATGTGCGACGCACGATCGAGGAGCTTGATAACAAGCGCTTTGAGGACGATGCCGCCATCATCTACGTCAACGCGAGCATCCAAAATGACGACACGCCGCTCGGTTTGCTCATGCAGGATTTCGCGTGCAAAGACCCAGAGAAGATGCATTCGAAGATTCTCGCGGAGCGCGCACGGTATTTCAAGTCGGATGAACACGGGGTGATGAATATGTGCAAGATTATGGAAGAATTTGCGAAAAAGTATGCGAAGGGAGAACGTGAAGAAGGCGTCGCGATCGGCAGAGCGGCGGGCGTCGCTGAAAAAACGATGCGGACGATTCTCAATCAGTTGAAGCGCCATGCGGATTACGAAATCATCGCTTCCGACAATGAAACGTCGGTCGATGAAGTTATTCGCATCGCGAAGGAGAACGGGCTCGCGTATTGAAGCGATACAATCAAATAACGTGGAGGACATTGCCTTTCGGCGGTGTCCTTTTTTCGTGCACGCAAAAGAGCCGCCGCAGGATTTCCTGCGGCGGCCCCGATATCGAAAGGTTGCTATTTGCCCTTCGGGCAAATGGCAAAGATATCCGTAAGCAGACTCTTAGCGCTTCAGCGCTTAGAGGTCGCTTATGCACAGCTAAGCGCTAAAGCACTAACGGCGATCTTTACGCAAGTTCGATGCGCTCGTTCTGCTGGATGTACGCGTCCTTCACGTTCTGCGCGAGCGTGCCGCCCGAGAGGACGAAGTCCTTCGCGATCATCGCCGATGCCGCCGTCTGGACTTCACTCTTCGTGAGGCCGTCCTTCGGATCGGGGAGCGAATACGTCGCCGTCTTGTCGTCCTTGAGGTCAAAGACGATCTTCAAAACTTTTG